CGTGGGGCTTCGTGGTCAAGAGCGAGATCGTGTGGCGCAAGCTGACGGCCACGGGCAAGGCGCACTTTGGAATGGGCAGGTACGTGCGCGCTGCGCACGAGACGTGCCTTCTTGCCACGCGCGGCAAGGTGAAGGTCGCTGACCGCGCCGTGCGCTCGGTGTTCGACGCGCCGGTGCCAACGCTGAACGGCAAGCGGGTGCACTCGCGCAAGCCCGATGCGATCTACGACATTGCCGAGCGCCTCGTGCCGGGTGGGCCGTTCGTTGAGTTGTTCGCACGACGCCGGCGCGACGGCTGGCAGTGCTTCGGCAACGAGCTTTCGGAGGCAGCAGAATGACAACGCCCACTACGACCGCACCCGCGTTCACCCCGGTGCTTGGTCCCGCCTACGAGTATCGCGCCGCGCTACGCCGCGTGGTGGACGGCGACACGATCGACTTCGACGTAGACCTCGGCTTCGAGGTGCACTCTTTCAGTCGCGTGCGGCTGCTCGGCCTGAACACGCCCGAGATCTTCGGCCCGAGCAAACCCGCGGGGCTGGTGTCCATGGCGTTCGTGCAGCAGTGGCTCGACAACCGCGCGGGCCAGGTGCTGGTGCGCAGCTACAAAGCCAAGCAAAAAGAGAAATACGGCCGCTGGCTCGTCGAGGTGTGGTCGCCTGACGGGGTCGGCGGCAGCCTCAACGCTGAGCTGCTCGCGCGCGGGCTTGCTGTGCCGATGGGGTATCCATGAGCATTACGATCGAGGACGAGGGCAAGCTCTCGTGGTTCTTCGGCCAAGGCCAATGCGCGTTCGAGCGTAGCACGATGGGCCCGATGCTCGCGCGCGCGGAGCAGTACGGCTGCCGCCACGCCGGCTACGACGCTTACGACGTGACGGTCTGGGAGCGCATCCGCCGCGATCCTGCGCCGTGGGGCCGCGTGCACGACGGCGCGATCGAGTACTCAGGCCGGCAGCTCACGGCGCGGCCGACGGCGGAGCTGCGCCAGGGCAGCGGCTACACGCCCGAGCTCAAAGACATGGAGCGCCATGCCGAGGTCAATGGCGTGCTGCGCGTGGTGGCGCGGCGTTGCCCGATGGCGTGGTACGCGCTGCAGGCGTACTACGGCGATCTTGCGGCCGACTGGCAACGCACGCTGCCCAAGCCTGGCAAGATCGGCGCGCTGTACCATCTCACCGAGGCGGGCCGGCGCTTGTTGCAGGACAGCGCGGCCGAGGCGCTCAAGCGCGGGCAGCCGATCGCGAGCTCGCCTGCGCGACGGCTTCAGAACGAATGCGCGACGCCGAAAAAGAGCGAGCGGACGCGCGTGCGGCTCATGCAATGCGAGCGGCAGGCGCTCTTGCTGCGCGCGGAGGCGTTCGCGGCGTGGTGTGAGGCGCGGGTGGAGTGCAGGACGGGGAGGGCTGCCTAGAAACGCCAAAGCCCCCGACGCGTGAGCACCGGAGGCTTCGTCCCGCCATGAGGAGAGCGGCAGGACGGAGTCTATATGGTAGGTGTACGACTGGGCAACACCGCCGAGCTCTGGAGAGATCCGGAGCTCGGCGTCAGCTTTGACCCCGACCCCGACCCCGAGGAAGACTCGCCGGTCGACGCCCAAGCGTTGCGCTCGGCGAAGCTGATCTCGGCGGCGATGATCGCCAAGGTGCTCGACGCGCCCTGCACCAAGTGTGCGCGAGCGGAGCAGGATGGCACACCACGCAAGGGCTGCCGGGTGCTTGGCTGCGATCGGTGGAGCACGCGGCGGGCGCGCCGGTGGATGCGTCGTAGCCAGTGCTCGCAGCACCCTGGCGCCCCAGCGTGCCCCGCGCGGACCGGGGGCGGGTGTTCGTGTACGGTGGGGTTCAGGCTCGCCGCGGGGGGCGCGTGGTGCACGACGCTGGCCCGCTTGCGCGACAAGTTCCCCGACCTACTCGACCTCGTGCTGGTCGCGCAGGCCGACGAAGATTAGGTTGCGGCATGCTCCACTACGCCTACCAGCACTACCGCGACGGCTCCAAGAAAGCCCGCTTGGCGCGCCGCAAGAGCACGTTGCGCTGGCGGCTTGGCAAGTGCCGACGGGGTGAGCGCGAGAGCTGCTACGTGTGTCGCTCAGGCGCACATGCCCGCAAGCGCCAGATGCCGGTCGAGCCGTAACCCAGGTGGCCACAAAGAGCCAGCTACGACCCGCAGTGGCCACCGCCCCCCGTCCTGGGCGCCTATTGGTAGGGGCCAGGCGATGGCTAGCCGTCGCTGGCAGACACCGGCAAGGCGCGCGGTGCCCAGCCGGCCCCCGCGTTTCACCCCGTCCTGCGCTTTTTGGCCACAGGCGCCGGCTTCTCGCGATCGTGCTCCGAACGCTGGCCCATGCCGTGCGCGATCAGCGTCAGCAGTTTGGTGTTGATCGATACGTCGTCGGCGGCAGCGAGCCGCGCGACCTGTTCGTGCATGGACTTCGGCAGGCGCAGCCCGAGCTTGCCCGAGTAGTCGATCGAGGCGTCCGGTGGCGGGATTGGGTCGTTGTCCTCGCGCATGACGTCGAGAATGGCACCGGCGGCAATGCGCGCTTCCTTGGCCGCACGCTCGGGACTATCGCCGTGCGCGGAGCAGCCCGGCAGCGCCGGCACGCGCGACACGAACACCTGATCTTCGTCGCTCCATTCGGTGACGATTCGGTACTTGAACGGTTCCATCAGACCACCTCCAACTTGTGGGTTTCGATCAGGGCGACGACCTGCTTGACCTGGTACCCCTTGGCCATGGAGCCCCGGGGCTGAATGTTGATGATCGGCAGGCCCGCGCGCTTGTAGACGCGGTGCGAGCCGGGCTGGCGTCGTAACTCGAACCCAGCAGCCTCGACCAGACGCACCAGGTCACGGAACCGAATCCCGTCGGGGTTCGACTTCGCCTGCGCCAGGATGTCCGCGACCTTGCTGCCCATAAGAATATGATACCGCGGGTAGTACTACTGCGCAAGCGGGCGTGAGGCGATTTCCCATGGCCCCGAAGTCCAAGCCCGCACTCGGCGGCCTGACCGCCCGCATGCAAGCGTTCGTGCGCGCGTTCGTGGTCTGCCGCAACGGCGCCGAGGCTGCGCGCAAGGCGGGCTACAGCCCCGACGTCGCCAAGCAGGCCGCGTACCGGCTGCTGCAGCGCGCCGACGTGCAAGCAGTCGTTCGCGAGCACGAAGAAGGCGACGAGCGCATGGTCGGCAGCCGCCGGCACTACGTGCTCAACCGCCTCAAGGATCTGGTCGAGCGCTCGATGCAGGCCGACCCCGTGCGCGGCGCCAAGGGCAAGAAGCTCGGGCTGTACAAGCAGGACGGCCCCACCGCGGCGCGCGCGCTCGAGCTCCTGGGCAAGCAAGAAGGGCTGTTCCGTGAGCAGCTCGACGTGCGCGTGCAGGCCGGCGTCGAGGAGCTGCTCACAGGCATTCGCCCGCTGATGACGCCGCAGTCCTATGCTGAGCTCCTCACTGCCCTCGCCGAAGTCACTGGTGTCACCAGGATGGCTCCGGAGGCAGATGCGGGAAGTGGGACTGACGCAGTCCACTGACACGACGTTCGAGAGCTTCGAGCAGTTCTGCAGTCTGATCGAGATCCGGCTCAAGTCGGGCGGCCGCAAGTTCTTCCGCGCCGAGGATTGGTTCGCCGAGCAAAAGCGCTTCAACGCCGAGCGCACTGGCCGCGATCTCGTGCTCAAAGCCCGGCAGATGGGCTTTTCCACGATCGAGCTCGCGCGCGACTTGTACTTCGCGATCACTCGGCCGGGCGTCAACGTGCTGGTGATCGCGCACGACGGCGACCTCGCCGAGCAGTTGTTTCTGACGCTGCGGATATTTGCCGAGTGCCTCAAGAAGCTCGGCAAGCTGCCCAAGACGCTGTACTCCAACAAGCGCGAGATCGTGTTCGCCCAGTCGGGCAGCGCGGTGCGCATCGTAGAGGCCGGCGCCACGATCACGGCGGCCGAGAAAAAAGGCCGCTCGGGAACGGTGCACCGGCTGCACGCCACCGAGCTCGCGTTCTGGGGCGCGCCGTCCGAGACCATGGGCGCGGTGCTGCAGTCGGTCCCCGCCGACGGGGAGATCGTCGAAGAGTCCACGGCCAACGGCGTTGGCGGGCTGTTCTATCAAGAGGTTCTGGCCGCGCGCGAATGCCGTGGCGGGATGAAGCTGCACTTCTTCCCCTGGTACGAGCACGCTGAATATCGTACCAGCCCACTGCCGGCGGGCTTCGAGCCCGCGGTACGCAAGGGCCACGACGGCAAGCCCGACCCGTGGGAGACCAAGCTTCGCGCGCTGGGCTGCGACGACGCGCAGATCGCATGGTGGCGAACGAAGGTCGACGACCCCAAAGTCGGGATCGAGCGCGCGCTGCAAGAGTTTCCGATCGACGTCGAGACGTGTTTTCGTGCTTCGGGGGCCGCGTGGTTCGAACCGGCGGTGCTCGACAGGATCGCCGAACTGGTGCGCGAGCCCGTGCGTATGGCGCCGCTGCTCTACCGCGGCCAGCACTTCGAGTCCGCGCGCATTTACCAGAACCCGCTGCCGGGGCGCGCATACGTCGTGTTTGGCGACGTCAGTGAGGGCGTGGCGAGCGACGGCAGTTCGGCGCACGTGCTCGACAAGGTGACGGGCCAAACCGTCGCGACCTGGTGGTCGGACACCACGGAGCCGGGCGACTTCGGCACCGTGCTTGCGGTGCTCGGCTGGCTTTACAACGAAGCTCTCGTTGCGCCCGAGCGCAACAACCACGGCCACGCCACGCTCGAGCGGCTGGTGGCCACGCTGCGCTACCGCAACGTGTTCCGGCATGACGATGGTCGGCCCGGGTGGAACACCACCACGGCAACGCGCCCGGTGATGTGGGACGAGCTCGCGCACGCGATCCGCGAAGGCGCGGCATGGACGCCCGACGCGGCGACGCTTGCTGAATGTCGCAGCATCATCCGCGACGAGGACGGCAAACCGCGCGCACGCGGCAAGCGCTCAGGCGGCAAGGACAGTAGCCGCGACGACCGGTTCGTGAGCTGGGCGGGCGCCTGGCAGCTGCGCTCGATGGCAGTGGCAAAGGTGGGCGGCTTCCACAGCGCGGGACTCTGATGGCTCAAGACGACCTCATCACCCGCTTGCGGCAAACCCGCAACGACTATGCCGAGGAACTGGTGTGGCACCGGTTTCTGCTCGACGCGTATACGGGCACTGGCGGCTTCGGCGGCAAGGTGCGCGAACCCGTCGTGGGGTATCTCGGCTGGGCCGCGGAGGCCTACAGCAACGCGGCCGTCGCGCTCGTGAGCCCGTCGGCTGAGGTCGTGACCTACCTCGACCGGTATCCGCGCGAGGACGATCGCAAGTTCGCTCGGCGCAGGGACGTGGCGCACTACCTCAACTATGTCGAGGCCATCGCTGACGTGCTGATCAGCTACGTGCTCAAGCGCGAGATGATCCGCGACGGAGCGCCGCCGACGTTGACTGAATGGCAAAAAGACGTCGACGGCCAGGGCACGCACTGGGACGACCTACTCAACGACGTTGTCAAACCGCGGGCGGCCCTGCTTGGGTGGATGCCGCTACTGTTCGACCAGCCGCCCACGCTCGACGGCCAGACGCGCGCGCAGACCGACAACAGCGGCGTGCAGGTGCACGCGGTTCCGCTGTTTCCAGCGAACCTGCTCGAGTGGGAGCTCGACGACAGGTCGCAGTTCGCTTGGGCCAAGACCAGGATCGACTACGTGCACCGGCCCGATCCGCTCGGACCGTGCCTGCGCGAAGAAAAGTATTCGATCTGGTGGCCTGACCACGTCGAGATCTACACCGTCACCAAGGCCGAGGGCGCGCAGCAAGAGCGCGTGTCTGGCCCCGAAACACGCCCGCACCCGTTTGGTGCAGTGCCGATCGCCATCTGGCGACACAAGCCGTGCCCCGAGGACACCGTGCGCGGCGTTGGCATGATCAACCCCGTCGCGATCGAGTGCCGGCGGTTGTTCAACTTGGGCAGCGAGCTCGACGAGCACCTGCGCCAGCAAGTGTTCGCGCTGTTGCAGGTGCCGTACTCGGGCACCACGCCGCCCGACGAACTCATCGCCGGCACCGACAACTGCGTTGGGTTGCCCTCGGACAGCAAGAACGAGTTCAAGTGGCTCGCCCCGCCCGAGTCCGTGGCGGCGACCTACGAAACGCGCATCGCCAACACGGTGCAGGAGATCTACCGGCTCGCTCGCATTGAGTACGAGCGCGGCCACACGCTCGAGGCTGCTTCAGGCGTCGCGCGGGCTTACGAGTTCGAGAAGACCAACAGGCGCCTGGGCGACTTCGCCAAGCAGCTCGCGCGCGCCGAAAAGCGCAGCTACGCGATCGTCGGGCCCGCGCTCGGCGTGAGCGCCGACTCGATCCAGCAAGCCACGGTGACGGCCCCGACTGACTTCCGCGTCGAGGACTTGGCGACCGACATCAAGAACGCGCTCGACGCGATCAGCATCGCCCTGCCGCCCACCGCCGAGATGTGGATCAAGAAGCGGGTCATTGAGAAAATGCTCCCGAACCTGCCGACCGATCAGATGGTTGAAATCCTCGACGAGCTCGAGGACAAACGCGACGAGGCGCTCAACGCGAGCGCGGAGTTACAAGAAGATGCCAGTGCCACGGACGACGGCACGGGCGACCTTGACCCGAGCGCCGCTGGCGACAACGCTACCGACGAGGAGACCTCCGCGCCCGCTGCAGCCTGAGCGCGTGCTCATCAGTCGCCAAGCCCATGGCCAAGCCCTATCGCCAAGCCCAGGACCTCACCCGCGGCGTGTACCTCACCGCGCGCCAGCAAGTGCTGCGCTCGATCGGCAATACGGTCGAGCAGCTCGACGCGCTGTATGCGGGCGACGCGGAACGTCTGAAGCGGGAGCTCACCAAGCTCTTGCGGCTCAGCGGCTTCCCGCAGCGTCGGGCCGCGCAGATCATCGACAGCGTGCTTGCGGGCTCGCGGGCCCAGCGCGTCGAGATCGTGCGCAAGGCGGTTGAGAATGCCGCGCGCGTCGGGCGCAAGCTCGACAAGGCCACTTTCGATACCGTGTTCGGAAAGGACAAGGACGCGGCCCTCCCTTTAGGAAAAGGGCGATCCGGTTCGCGACCGATCGGGACGCCCTTGCGATTGCGAGCGAACGAATCCGGGGAAGGATCCTCGTCCACCGACTGAGCCTGTCCGAGCGCTTCCACGGCGCCGACAAAGGCACTGTGGATCTCATGCGCCGGCAGCTGGTGAGCTCGGTGCGCGCGGGCGAGACGGTGACCCGCGTCGCCGAACGCCTGCTCGACATCGACAAGCCCATTGTGCGACTGCCCGCGCACGTCCAAGAACTGCGCGACGCGGCGCAAATGGCGCTGCACCGCGGCGACCGCAACATCTACCTCGACGCGGTGGCCAAGTGGCGCTCGCGCGTCGAGGAGCTTGGACAAGGCCCGGACACCAAAGCCGGCGCGCACACCGTTCGCAGCGCCACGCAGCAGCTGGTCACCGACCTCGGCACCGCCAAAGCCGATCAGCTCGATCACGTCGTCGACCGCTGGGTCGTCGAGCGCGCGCGGCACCAGGCCCGCGTGATCGCCCGCACCGAAACGGTGGAGGCGTTCAGGGACACGTACAAAGAGACCACGGCCAAGCAGCCGTACGTCGTTGGGTACCGCTGGCAGCTCAGCGGCAGCCACCCGCGCCCGGACGAGTGCGACGTGTTCGCCGGCCAGGACGTCGACGGGCTTGGGCCTGGCGGCTACCTGCCCGGCAACATTCCGAGCAGCCCGCACCCGCACGACCTGTGCGCGCAGGTTGCGATCGTCGATTCCCAGTACTTCAAGCGCCAACTCGCCAAGCAGAGCGGCACTGAAGAGCCGCCCAAGCCCTGGGAGAGCGGGCAGACCGTTAGCGCCAAGGACTGGCTGCAGAGCAAGCCCGAGGCGTTTCAAAAGAAGCTGCTCGGGCCAACGCTGCACAAGGCGTTTGTCGCGGGCCGCGACGTGCTCGACGCAAGCGGGAAGCCGCTGCCGGTGCATGCGGTGACAGGCCGGCCACGACCAGCGCGCGAGCTTGGCCCGGCAGTCGACGCGGCGCCTGCGATTGCAGCCGACCGCCGCGGACAGCGTAGGCCGTTCCCGAGGGTGCGACCGATTGCGGGCGGCGGCAAAGCCAAGCCCGGCACCTGAGCCACCGCCCCATCTTTCTTCCGCCGCGCGCTGCCAAGGCGACAGCGCGCGCGCTGTGCGGGCGTGACCCGCTGGAGACCAAGCGATGACATACACCCGCAAAACGCCCGATCTGCGCGAGCTGCGCGACGCGGCGGCCATCACCACCGTCAACGAGATCATCGGCGCGCTCGCAGCCGGCGGCCACCTCGTGCACTACAAATACGACAGCACTCAACTCATCACCACCGCGGACGCGAGTAGTCTCGGGACCAGCAAGACGCTCGCCAAGGCGCTGGCGCTGGCGATCCCAGTCCACGGCGCCGACGCCGAGGTGCACAGCGTCGCGGACGTCATCGCGCAGGCCGCGGCCTGGGCCTCGGCGCCGGCGGAGCCTGCGAATCTCACTGAGGTACAGAACACGCTCAACGAGATCAAGGGCGACATCAATACGCACGTCGCCAACGCGACGCCGCACAGAAGCAAGTGGGGCACCGTCGGCGTGGACGGGGTGATCACCGCCAAGGCGATCACCACGGCCGACGCCAGTGACCAGAGCACGGCGAACGCCTTGGCCAACGCGATCAAGGCCTTCTACAACGCGCACCTGAAGTCCGCAGCGAGCGAGATCGAACTCACCGCAAGCTGACCTGTTGGGCCCCCGCCGAACCGGCGCGACGAGGGCGATCATGTAGCCGGTACGACCGCGCGCGAGCACCGGCATCGTGCGCACGGGTCTGAACATCGCCGGAGTGCGTCACCGGGGCCGCTGAATCCCGGAGCGAGGAACCATGCGACCAGTTTGGATGGCAGGGGCAGGGGCGCTACGCGCGCCCGAAGGTGATGGCGGGGACGGCGGCGGTACGGGCACCGGTACAGGCGGCCCGCCCAAGACGTTCACCCAAGAGGAGCTCAGCGCGATTGTGTCGCGCGAGACCAAGAAGGTCGCGGGCAAGTACGCCGACTACGACGCGATCAAAAGCAAGGCCGCTCAAGTCGACGAGCTCACCGGCCGCATGGCCGCGCTCGAAGAGGAGAAAGCCAACGCGGGCAAGTCGGCCGAAGAAAAAGAGCGGGCGCGTGCCTCCAAGGAAGCCGCGACGCTGCAAGCCAGCCTCGCTGCGATCCAGAAAGAGCGCGACGAGGCCAAAGCAGCGCTGGACTCCGAGCGCGGCAACCACCGCATGACGCGTGCGCGCCAGCGCATGGTCTCGGCGCTGACCGGCTCTGAAGTGCACGGGCCCGCGCTCGCCGACGCGCTCGACACCTTGGTGCGCGAGTCTGAGATGGAGTTCGGCGACGACGGCGAGCTCCAGAGCGTCACCCTCAACCACGACGGGACGCGCTATCCAGCCAATGACCTGAAGAAAGCCGCCGAGGCGTTCCTCAAGAGCAAGCCCTGGTTCGCCAAGGGCGCAACCGGCGGCGGTGGCCATGGCCGTCCGGGCACGGGCTACGGCGGCAACGGCACAGGGCAGGGCGGTCGCGCGCTTCACGAGATGAGCGTGCAGGAGCTCCAGCAGCTCGACGCGCAGCGTGCGGGCAACCGGCCCTAACAGTTCGACCGCGTCACGTGGAGCGGTCTGTTTCACGGGAGAGATTTGAGCAATGACACTGACCATCTACGACGCGATGAAAATGTCGCAGAACCCGTTCTCGGTCCTGCTGCTCAAGCAGATCGCGACGAGTGACGACCTATTCTCCATCCTGCCGTTCGTGCCCAAGGCCGGCGAAGGATTCACCTATCGCCGCGAGAAGACGCTCGGCAACTTCGGCTTCATCGGCGCGGGCGCGACCACCATCTCGCAGAGCACCAGCACGAGCGAAGTCGTGACCATCCACAAGCGCGAAGCCGTCGAGGATTTCTATATCCAGAACTTCGCGCAAGACAACCTCAGTGGCCTCGTTTCGCCGATGGACGAGGAGACCAGCAAGAAGTTCAAGGCGGCCGGTCGCAAGCTCGCCGACAAGGTCATCAACGGCGGCTACGTCACCGGCATCACCATGTCGGACGCCTTCCAAGGTGGCGCGTTGATCGACGCGCTGGTGTCCGCGAGCACCTTCATCGACAGCGATCGCGATGGCCCGGGCAGCATCAAGTACGTGCATTCGGGCACGCTCTTGTCGTTCCGTGCGCCAGGCGATCGCGACTACGGCACAGCGGTCAACATCGGGGGCGGCGACGGCGACTTCACGTTGACTTCCTACAACTCGAGCAAGTGGATCAAGGTGACGCTGGACATCAGCGACGCTTCGGCCAACGCCGAGCGCAACATCTATTTCACCAGCTCGACTAACGAGTTCGACGGGCTCAAGAAGCTCGTCGCGGCCTCGCAAACCCTGAGCTCCGCGGGCACGAGCGGCGACGCGGTGACGTTCAACCTGCTCGATCGGCTGCTCGCCAAGGTCAAGATTCGCGACAATCGCGTGTTCGTCATGAACGCGGGCTTGGTGCAGAAGTACGAGAGCCTCATGCGCGCCGGCGGGTGGAACATCCCGACGCTCACGCTGCCCAACAGCGCAGTCCAGGTGCCGGCCTACAAGGGCATTCCCTTGCTGACCAACGACTGGATCCCCAGCGACGAGTCCAAGGGCGCGGTCACCACGCTCTCGAGCCTGTACTGCGTGTCGCTTTCGCCCGACGAGGGCTTTTACATGGGCGCGCTCGGCGGCGGCAGCTTCCAGGTCGAGGCTGACCCGCGCAACGCCACCGTGCTCGGGTTCCGGCTGCGGGACCTCGGCCAGATCCAAGCCGGTGCCGGCAGTTCGTTCGGCCGACGCCTGAGTTGGTACGGCGCACCCGCGCTCGGCAGCGATCTCGCGGCCGCGCGAGCGAGCGAACTGATCACCGCCTGATGCCAACCGACATCAGCCAGATCCCCCGCGATGAAAACGGGGCCGTGAAGGGCGTGTTTCGTTTGCGCCACCGCGACCCCGGTTTCAACGACGGCATAGCGGGCGTGAGCTTCGAGCACGGGGTCAGCCACGCGCTGCCGGGCGACACGCTCACGCGCATGGTCGCGGGGATGGGCGAAGATCTCGACCTTGAGGAGATCGCGCCCGACGAGCCGACAGCGACAGCGCCGGTCGAGGAGCCCTCCGTGCCAGCGCCGCCGCCTGTTGCGCCCCCTGTGCTGCCACCAGCGCCCGACCAAACAGAACCCGACCCGCTCGTTGCGGCCGACAGCAGGCAGCTCGACCGCGAGGCGCTGCTGTCCATCGCGGCCGCGCGCGGCATCGCCACCGATCCGCGCTGGACCCTCAGACACCTGCGCCAAGTCATCGACGCAACCAACGGGAGGTAAGCCATGTTGATCCGAAGCGACTTCGAGCCCGGCCCGTGGGGCAAGTTCAAATGCAAGCAATCCCACCGGGACGACCTCGACGCGCGCGAGGCCTTCGAAGCCGTCCTGCGCGGCGACGAAGTGACCCCCGCGGACGCTGCGACCACGGAAGTGATCGCCAGCGCGCTCGACGCCAAGGGCAACGGCACCCGCGCAGCGATGCTCCGCAGGGTCGCCGGGCAGGTCGCGCTACCAGAGGCTCCGTCCGAAGCTGCGCCGGTAGTGCCCGGTGCGCCGAGTGCGGCGCCACCCCCGCCCGATCCACCCCCGCCGCCTGTGGATCCATCGCAAGCCGCAGCGCTCGCCGCGGCCGAGGCGGGCCGGGCCATCGACCAAGCAGGCGAGGACATTCCTCGCCTGGCGGACCTCGCGTACCGCGCGGGCCTCACCCCCAGCCCGCGCTGGAAAGCCGACCGCCTGCGCCTGGAGCTGCAGGCGGTCGTCGCAAAAAACCTCGCCGAAGGCCGCGCGGCGTTTCCAGGGTAGCCCCATGGTCAGCATCGAGCTCGACGTCGACGCGCTGGTTGCTGCGCTGCAGCAGGCCGGCGAGAACCTCTCCGGCAACTTGAGCATGGCGCTCGAGCTCGGCGCGGATTTGGTGGCCGCGCACGCGAAGACTTCGCACGGCTACACCGACCGCACGGGCCTGCTGACCAACTCGATCGACAAGGGCGATCTTGAGGGCAGCTTCAAGAGCCAAGACCTCACCATCACCGTGTCGGCTGGCGCTCCGTATGCGGTGTTCGTCGAAGAGGGCACGCGGCCGCACAAGATCCGGCCGCGGTTCCGCAAGTCGCTGCGTTGGCCGGTCGAGGGCGGCTTCGCGTTCGCCAAGGAGGTCGACCACCCCGGCACGCGGGCGGTGCACTTCCTTCGTGGCGCCATGGAAGCCAAGCTGCCCGACGTCGAGCAGCTGCTCAAAGACGCGACCGCGCTGTCGTTCTCGCAAGCCGGCTTCGAGACCGCGGCATGACGCTCAACGTCGAAACAGTCGCGACCGACGCGAACCTGCAGGACGAACTCGGCGGCGCCGCGGCGCTCGCGAACCTCGTCGCTGACCCCGACGCCGATCCGTCGATCACATTGCAGGCGCGCACGCTGACGCTGGCGGAGGTGCTCAGCCACCTCGCCAATCGCACGCCGCCGGTGCGCCCCGAGTACCTGTCGAACGCCAGTGAGCTGGGCTCAGTCGTGGTGTACGGGGCGCTCGCGCGGCTCTTTCGCAACAACATCACGACCGGTGGCATGGACGACGTCAACGCGGCCAAGCACCGGATCTATCAGAAGCTTTACGAGAGCTCGCTGATTGCGCTGCGACCGTCGCAGAACCAGTCCGTCAGGTCCGGCAGTAGCTCGATCGGCTTCTCTCGCCGCTGAGCGCGCCCATGTCCATCGAAGACCAGACCGACGCGCCGCTCGCGGCGGTGGCGGCGCTCGTGCGCGGGGCCATCACCGCAGATCTAAGCGCCGACATGGTGCTGGCGATCTACGACGAGCCGCGGCCGTTGCAGATCCTCGCAAGCGGCAAGCTGCCGGCGCTGTGCATCTACCGCAAGCGTGAGCGGCGGCGGCGCCGCAACTCGGTCGCGCTCGTCAGCGACGTGACGATCTACTTCGATTACCTGCTTCCAGCGACGTCGCTCGAGAAGCGCTCAGCACGCTGGCCCGCGCTGAGCGTGGTGTGGAACCTGATCGCGGACGTCGTCATCGACGGCAAGCACAGCGCGGTGAGCTCGGGCGCAGCAGTGCTCGACGCCGCGGGGCTCAACGTCGAGCAAGAGAACAGCGCTCAAGTTGAGAACGACACCGCGGACGGCGGCGCTCAAGCGTATCCGTTTTTTCGCGGGCAGATCATCGCGGCGTTCACGCCGAGCGAGGTCGACGTCGCGACGCTCGACGACTTTTTGCGATTCCACATGGCGTTCGACCGGCCGGGCATGCCGAGCGGTGGCGACGACGGCGTGGAGCCGATCATCGAACTCGATCTGACTCTTCCAGCCTACGGGAGCTGAGCATCATGGCAGAGAGAAAGTATGTCGTGCCCGGCAAGGGCGCGGACGGCCAACCGTTCGTGACCCTCAATCCGGCCACCGGGCGGCTGTTGAGCGCTGATGGTGAGTGGGTCGACCTCGATCGCACCACGCGCCGGCGCCTGCGCGATGCCGACTGGGTGCTGGCGCCCGCGCCCGCAGCCGAACCCGTGACCGAACAGGAGCCGGCATGACCAGCGTTGCGTTCAACACGATTGTTCCGGGCATTCGCACCGTCACCAATCACGCGGAGTTCGATACTTCGCGCGCTGTGGTGGGTGCGCTCGTCAAGCCCGGCAAGATCTTAATGATGGGCATCCGGCTTACCGCCGGCACCGTCGCCGAGCTCGTGCCCAAGAAGGTCCTCAGCGGCGCTCAAGCCGAGGGCTACTTCGGCGTCGGCTCCCAGCTCGCGGAGATGTGCCGCATCGCCAAGAAGAACAACTCGCAAACCGAAATGTGGGCGTGCGGCATCAACGCTCTATCGGGCGGCACCGCGGGCACCAAGACCATCACGATCACCGGGCCGGCCACGGCCACCGGCACGATTCACCTGTATATCGCCGGCGGGCAGTTCTACATCCCCGTCGCTGTCACAAGCGGCGACGCGCAGAACGCCATCGCCAGTGCCATCAACACGGCCATCCAAGCGCACGCGCAGTACGCGCGCATGCCGTTCACCACCGGCGCCGCGACCAACGTGGTTACGGCGACCATGCGCTGGAAGGGCGTCGATGTCGCGGACATCCGCGCCAACTACAACGCGTCCGACGACAACGTCGCGGGCGTCACGGTGACCATCGCAGCCGGCGCCACGGGCGCGGGCAACCCGGACGTGACGTCCATCCTCGGCGCCATCGGCGACGTCGCTTGGTACGACACGGTCGCCAACCCGTGGACGGACGCCACGAACCTCGCAGCGATCGAGCAGGAGCTACTCGATCGTTGGGGCGGTATGCGCCAGATCGACGGCGTTGCGTTCGCGGCCGTGGCCGGTTCGCATGCGACCGCGACCACGCTCGGCACGGCTCGTAACTCCGCGTTCCTCACCATCCAGGGCGCCAACACCTCTCCATCGCCGCCATGGCTGTGGGCTGCGGCAACGGCCGCTGTCGACGCCGGTGAGCCCGACCCGGCGCGGCCGCGGCAGACGCTGCCACTACTGGGCATCTACCCCGCGCAAGGGACCGATCAGTGGGGCGACGCCGATCGCAACTTGCTGCTCCACAGCGGTATCGCCACCCACCGCGCCGACGCGAGCGGCAACGTCACGCTCGAGCGCACGATCACGACGTACCAGAAGAACGCGCAGAGTGTGCCCGACACGGCGCTACTCGACATCGAGACTGTGCGCACCGCGTCGGCGATTCGGTACGACGGAAACTCATCGGTCAGCCTCGCGTTCCCGCGGCACAAGCTTGCAAAGAACAGCGCTCGGTTGCCTGCGGGCCAGCCGATCATGACGCCCAACACCATGAAGGCGTTCCTCGGCAGCCGCTACGACATCTGGACCGATCTCGGCTGGGTCGAGGGCGGCAGCAAGAAGCAGTTCATGGACGAGCTCGTTTGCGACATCGACCCGGCCGATCCGAACCGGCTGGTTTGCCAAGCAGGCCCGGACTTCATGAACCAGTTCCGCGGCATCTCGATCCAGTGGCAGTTCATCGTCTGAGCAGGTGGGAGCGAGTCTGATCCATGTCCAAAGTATTCGGCGTCGCCGTCGTCAAATTCAACGGAATCGACTACCGCACCAAGCCGGGCTGGGAGTTCGAGACCGGGGGTGTCAATCGCACTTCGCAGTACGCCAGCGGCAAGCGCTCGGGCACCTCTGATGAGCCGATGGGCAGCAAGGCCAGTGGCGCAATCGAGATCATGAGCGACACAGATCTCGAAACGCTGCGCAACTTCGACGGCGGTATCGTCGAGTACGTTACCAACGTCGGGATGACTTATTCTGCGCCCAACAGCTCGGTCATGAACGGGCTCAAGCTGCAGGACAACGGCCGCGGCGCGAGCCTCGAAATCGAGGGCGACGAAGCCACCTTGGTCAAGGGTTAGAGCGAGCGTGCCGAACTTCAGCGACGAGCGCATCACCGCCATGCTGCTGGGCCGGCGCGCGGTGCGCGTCATGCCGATGCCCGGTATGGACGAGGGCTCGGACGTCGTGATCGGCGTGCGCATTCTGACCGACGAAGAGATCGACGCGGCGCGCTGCGAGTCGGTGCAGTACGTCAATGCGCAGGCCAAGCGCTACCGGCTCGACAGCCGCGACATGCTGTCGGTCGACGGCGAACTGCTCGACCGCGAGATCGAGCGGCAGATGGTGTTCCGGGCCTTCGTCGATCCCGACAAAACCGAGGGCGACTACAAGCCGTTCTTTGTCTCACCCCAGGCCGTGCGCCAGGTCGACAGCGTGCTGCAGCGGACGCTGTTTCACATCTACCTCGACCACCAAAACTACGTCAGCCCGCTGCGCGCACTCGACGACGAGCAGGCGCGGGAGCTCGCAGAGACCTTGGGAAAAGGGCCGAACGCGACGGTGGCATTGGGGCTCTGCGATGCCGCTTCGCTGCGGAGCTTGGTGCATACTTTGGCTGTCCAGCTCGGCAGTGCACTGCAGAGCAAGTCCTCTACTTCGCCCGAAGCCGCGGTCAGCTAGCCCAGCAGGAGTGATTCGCACGTGGCCAACAACGGGCGCGCTATCATCCGCATCAGCGCGCTGCCCGACAGCGCGCTGCGCCGGGCCCTGTCAGGGGTCGTCGACTCAGCCCGCAAGACAAGCCGCGCCGTTGCAACTGAGCAGGCCAAGGCTGCCAAGCAGGGCGAGCGTGCGGTCGCCGAGGCGGCAAAGAGCACGGGCCGCGCTGCTGCGAACGCCGCAGACGAAGCGATCAAGCAAGCCAAGCGCGCCGAGCGTGAGAAGATCCGAGCGGCCGAGCGGGCCGCCGTGGCCGAGCAGCGCGAGGTGCAGAAGACTGCGCGCACCCAAATGCGCGAGGCCGAGCGGGCCAGTAAGGCGCAGGCCAAGGCCGCTGCGCAGTCGTCGCAGCGCCGGCGGGACATCGGTGCGGCAGTGGCGGGCGGCGTGTATGGCGCGGTCCGCGGCGGCGTGGACTTGGTGCAGCGCGGCTTCGGGCTCGCGGGCATGGGCTCGCTCGAGGAGCGGTTGCAAACCGCGGGACAGTTCCGCGCGACGCTGATCCGTTCGGCCGGCGAAGCCGGCGCTTCGCCAGAAGAGCGCAAGGCGGTCGAAGAGCAGCTGCTCAAGGCCAGCGAATCAACCAACATCTCGATCCTAGACCTGGTTCAAGGGCTCGCCACTGCGCAGACCAGGTTCGACAAGTTCAAGGAGTTCTCGGCCAACATCGAGGACATCGCCAAAGCTGCCGCGGCCACAGGTGAGCCGATCGAGGCTCTCATCGGCGCCATGGGTACTGCCGCCGACGTGTTCCACCTCGACGCGGCGGGTCAAAAGGAGTTCCTCGACGCGCTGATTTCAACGTCGCAGCGCGGCACCATCGGCGTTGGCGACATCAGCACGACGCTCGCGCCGAACATGGGTTCGTTCGCAATCGCTGGCCAGCGCACCGGAATCGCAGGCGCTCGGGAGTTCTTGGCGACGGCGCAGGTCGCTGGCACCTCGCAGGCCGGCGCTGCGGAAACGGGCACCAAGCTCAACCAGATGATCCGCGAGCTCAACGACGTCAAGGTGCAGGCGCAGTTCAAGCAGATCGGGATCGACATTACCAAGACCGGCAAGCCCGGTGACCAGTTGCGGAACATCGGCGACATCGCCTCGGACTTTGCGACCAACGAACAGTTTCAGCGGCCGGCGGTACGTCAGGCGCTCTTCACCCGCGCCGAAGGTCGCGAGGGTGCTGAGTTCCTGATGACGAAGCTGCAGAGCGACCCTGCGTTCTTCAAGAACCTGGAGTCGTCGCGCACCGGCGCTGGTTTCGAGTCGGTCGACAAGACACTCGGCCAGCTCAAGAACGACCCGCTGTACCACCTGCAGACCGTCGGCATTCGCGCACAGACCGACACGGTGCGCCACGCCGACGAGATCGTCGCGAAGATCACCCCGGCGATCACCGAGCTCGCCAAGCTGCAGGTGCGGTTCCCGTTGCTGACCGAGAGCATGAGCTCGCTCGAGAGCGCGGTGCGCTGGGCATTCGGGTTCGTGCTCGCCAACAAAATGCTCGGCGCCGCCGGCGGTGGCATGAGCGGCAGCGCTGAGATGGGCGAGATATTCGGCAAGGCGGCCTCGAGCTCGCTCGGCAAGAACTCAAGCTGGCTGTCCAAGTCCGCGGGGAGAGCGGGCG